TGTTACATTGCCATTCTTTTTAACTTCAACTTGCATATCGTCTCCTCTAATAATAGAACCATTCTGTGTATTTGTAACTACATATATTCGATATGCAGCTGCAACAGCTGGAAGTACATATCGAACAGAAATTCTTTGATAGCTTGCAGTCAAACTAACAGGAGTACCCTCCACCAATAAAGTTCCAGAAGAATCTCTAATTTGAATAACAGCATTTCCTGCAGCAACAGAACCACGAACATAAATAGAAGCTACTAAATAAACTGTAGCTCCTCCGGCACCCATTTTTGGAGTAGACCAATAAAAACCTTCATTGGCTGCAGCATTATTGGGAGTTATTTGTATTTCGTCAGACCCAGTTCTCGGAGAATTTTGAGTAGAAGCTAAAGTTGCCCCACTAGCAACAAATCCAGTCGGAGGGGATCCAGTTTCAAATGATGGGTTTGTAACTAAATTAACTGTAGCTTCATCAGGAGTTGTTGAATTGCTTAAATCTTCTGCAGTCCCAGCAACCGCTAATGTTTTATTGATTGGGATATATTTATTCCAAAGATGAAGACTTTCCCTGGTACTAGGATCTATTTCCCATACAGACCCATCTCCAATTTCTTCTGAAATTAATGACATATTAGTTCTTCTCCATTTCCAAAGCTTTTATTAACTTTTCTAAAAACTCGACTCGTTTCATTATGCTATCTTTTTCGTATGCTGTAGCTTCTCCACCGACTTTTCCGGCTTTTGCTGAAGGTACAACATCGGCTTCTTTTATAAGACCTCTACTAGGACGTTGATATTTAAGAAGTTTTACTACTTTAACTGAATTCATTTTAGTTAGTGAACCCCTTCACAAGACCCCAGATTACAGCAGCGTTCACAATCAAGAATATAATGCCCCCAAGAAGAATCTTCCCACCCGATATTTTGTCTCGCCATTCTGCGAGACCTTCTACTTTTTTTGAGAGATCCTCGTTCATTGATATAAGTTGCTTATTCATTTGATTTTGAGATTCAATAAAATTATCTAGACGCTCCATGTATCTAGCTATACTTACAGATACATTCGTATAATCACCCGGATTTGACAATCTACTTACTCCTCTTGACAAAATCTCTCATATAAGTCTATATGTTCAATTCTTAGTTTTTTTTGTCTATTTAGACTTTCTAATTCAGATGAAATTAATTGACTCTGCTCATCTGTAATTTCTAAATCTTTCTCGTAAGGTTTCTCTTCGTTCCAAGTATATTTACCCATTTCTTTATCAAAGGTAATATCAAATTTTACTTTTTCTTCTTTCGTAAAAGCTAACTCTTCTCGAAGACTTTTAACTGCCTTTAATGTTAGAATATCTCCTTCTTTTGGAAGAATAGCAAAAATAAGAAGTCTATCTTTAATTGCAAACTTTGTTTTCATTTCATCTCTCTTTATAGAACTTCAATGTCTTTACATTTAGTTTAAGTTTTATTTTAATTTCTTACAAAAATTACTTCTCCAATTACTTAGAGCAGGAACAATAGTTTAGTTTTTGTTTTCAACATTATCTTGATTAAAAATCCAACTTTTATTCCTGCCCTAAAGAATTATTAGTTTTTTATGAAGTTACTGCTTTAACAACCGCAAAAGCAATAACAATTGCTTCTGATAAACCACCAGATGTTACGTTTCTAACGTTAATTAAAGCAGATCCAGAACCAGCTTGAGCATTTAATGTATAAGCTCCAGCTGTTCCACCAGAAATATGGTTCAAAAGAACAATGTCAGTTGCCGCAATAGCACTACATGTCAAAGTAAACGAAATTGTAGTACTAGCAGCAAGAGCTTCCCCATTCATAGTAATTTGCCCAGTAGCCTTGTTAAGGGTCACTCCAGTCGATTTGCCCGTTTGTTGTGTTATTGTGCCACCAGCACCTGTCGAATAACCAACACCTCTAATTGACGCAGACGACGTAAGTGATCCGTTAACCGTAACTGAAGTAGAGGTTATACTAGCAACTGTAGAGCCAGAAATTTGCATTGCAAGAGTAGTACCACCGACCATATCAATGTATCCTGTTGTACCATCATGTCGACCAATAGCTAAATAATCAGTAGCCGGGGTCGTGTTGCTATGAATGTATAATGTCGGATTAGTTTCAGCGGAAACATCCCAGTCAGTAGACTTTGCTTCAACATCTGTTATATGCAAAGACTGATTTGTATCTCCAAGAGCTAAGACGAGGGCATTATTCGATGCGTCTGCAGTAGACCACAATAATTGGCCATCATCTCCTGTACCAAAAATTACTACTTCATCGTCTGTAAAATAATTCCAATCATATCCATACGCAGAACGAGCAAGAATACGGGCATCCCCCGTAACATCTTGTAATCTAAATGAATGCTTTGCCATATAAAAATCCTCCAAGAAAGTCTATCATTTTTCTTTACTTTTCACCTTCATCTTCTTGTTTAACTACAACAGAATTAAACAGGGCTTGGAGGTCTTGATTTTTTCGCCATATTGCTCTTTTTATTGACGTCTTTAGTGGGGTTAGCTTTTCAGGTTGATCCACCAAAGCAGCTTCTAAATGGGTCATAACTTCACCCACTAGCTGTTTTGTATTGACGTCTAAACTCTGCAAAGCATTTGACAAATGAATCATTAGCATTTCACATCATTCCATACATATTCCTATTTTGTAGGTAAATAAAAAATAGATAAGACACTAGCCTTATCTATCTCTTTTTTATTATATAAAATAATAAGAGCTTTTATAAAAAATTCTAAATAAAAACTCCTTCCATAATCAAAGAAAATGGAAGGAGTTTAATTTTTCTTTTAAAGAATTTTATGCGGACAAATCCTTAATTGCTGCCTGTACCCAGATATTGGTGCACCGGTGCTCACCAAGAGTAAAGAGCAAACCACGAACTACCAGCTGGTTAGCAGCGAAGTAGTCACGGTTCTCAATATATCTCGTTGGTTGCGCGATGGCAATCTCAAGGGCATCAGTGTCGAGAACGTAAACGTTTCGACCAAGAACTACATCACCCGTCGATACACTCTGAGGAGCATCCGGTTCTGTTAGAATCGGAATACCCTGGTATGTAGCAAGAACAAGTCCTGTTCTTGTTCCAGGGAATGTCTTCTCACTTCCAATTCCTACTTGGTATTCTTCAACGCCGAGGTAACGCTGTTGAGCATTGAGCAATCTTTCCATGTGGAAATATTGATCATGTCCCATAAGAATAAGCTTTGGATCTCCACCATTCTGACGAATGTTTTGGATGCTGTTATCGATAAGGTTAAGGGTCAATGAACGACCAACACCGGCATTATGAGAAACAATAGCGCCTGCATTCCAGGTTCCCGCTACCCTTCCACCAAAAGTGAGGTCGTATGCTCTAACTCCACCATTTGCAGCAAAGTTTGCATTTGTTGAACCACCACTAATTCTTGCACCATCTTCATTTACAATGTCATCAAGGGAGGTAAATCCAGCCCTAGAATAGATTGTTGCCAAGTCAGTGTCGGCAAAAGCAGTACCAGTAGCAACAGTTACCACACCTGTAGACGTGTTTACCGCTGAAACAACAGAACCACTTGTTCTGATCCAATCATTGGCACTGTCATCCCATTGGGAGACTGCGTCACCAATCTTGTAGTTCTTTGCGAAGGCCGCTGGAACCGTAAAGCTTGTAGCAGCACCAGCAGAAACCACACTTCCGGCAGCTGCAAGCAACTCCTCGTTGATTTCCTTAGCATGGTCACGTTCTGCATTCTCGTGTTCCATGGCAAGCACGTCTCCAACACCACCTTCTAGGTTAGCAGTAAACACGGACTTGATTGAAACACCGAAAGTCGTACCAACAATTCTCGGAAGCGAGCTTACCGTGTTAATGTTGGAAACATCTATTGTCGGAAGTGACCCGGTTTCTGTAATTGGCCGAGATCTTCCCGAACCACGATCATCACGCACACGCCAACCAGCTACATTTCCCCAAGTTACCCGAGGTATTGCATTAAAGAAACGGGTTTGGTTGTTGAGTGCCTGCCACACTTTGCGACCGTATGTTGTATTAAAGATTCCAGTTGCCGTATCGACCGTGAAAAAGGTCTGCTTAGACAACCAGTTTTCTCCGAACACTTGCTGCAAAAGTGAGCGGCCGCGCTGACTTTCAGCAAGATATGAACTTAAATTTGTATTGGCCATTTAAAATAACTCCTCCAAAAAGATTAGTTAGTTAGATTTCCAGAGAGTGACTTAAGCAATCCCTCTTCAGGGTCAAGTGGGCGAGCTTCTAGATCAGCTTTGATCAGATCACTGTAGCTCATCTTGGATAACTGTTCTACTACATCTTCTGGTGTCTGTGCCTTCTTGATAGTAGTTCCCAAGTCTGCCCCAAGAGGCTTGTTGTCGTACTTAATCAACTTCGGTTTCTGAAGACCCGTCTTTGCTTCTCGGAATCCATACTTCGCAAGCTCAGCTCTAACAGCTTCAGATGGTTCTTCACTCTTTCGAATGTCCGTAATCATCTTCTTAAGCTCGGCGATTTCTGCTTTCATTGCAGCATAAATTCCTTTATCCATCATTCCACCACGCTCTTCCTCTGGCTCTTCCTCTCCTTCCTCTTCTCGAACTGGGTATTCATTGGCACCAACTTCCTCTTCTTCCTCGTCCTCACCCTCACCCTCATCAGGTGCTGTGTCTTGAGCGGATATAGGAGCTGCCGGTGGAACCGCAGCCCCCATTGTCGGGGGTGCATTCTTCCTAATAGGTGTAGTACCAGCACCACCAGCAGAGGCTTGAATTGTTCTCTGAACATTTTCAGTAGCGGTGTCAAGATCAGCATCTTCTGCTGGATCTTCTGAGTCACCCTTAATTGGCCACATAGTAGACGGTGCCTTTGCCGGACGAGGTTCCATGGAAACGTCCATTCCCTGATCAACAGACTTAAGCATATTAAAAACTGAAAGTGCAACTTCCTTCATGAAAGCTGATTTAGCCATAGCCTCTTCTTCTTCTTCCTTTTGGCGCTGCTCTTCCTCTTCTGCTTTGGAAAGACGAGCATCCATCTTGGAAAGAACTTCGGCTTGGGCTGCAAGAGCATAATTTACTCCATCGAGAGTTTTCTTTAGTTCTGTGCTAAATTCTTCTGCCATTCTTCATTTCCTCCAATCTAAATAAAAATCGTAGTTCTCTCGAGGGTGGTCTTTGCCATATCCGTCCACGAATTTTTTTGACAAATTAAAAATGGACCATTTCTGGTCCATCTTCTTTTATCTTGTCTATTTTATTATATATTAAAAACTTAAAAATTATTCATCTTCAAGCTTTTCAATTATCCGTAGATTTTTCTTCTTTCTTTTTTTCTGAATTCTTTCAATATCTTCATATTTATGATTTAAATTTGAAATCTTTTTGCGGCTATTAATTTTTCTGTCACGATTCATCCAGTTTCCCATTATTTTTTCTATCCTTTATAGAAAATTTCAAAAAACAACAATTATGAAATGCTGTCTAACTTTTCAAGTTCTTCTTCGAGATGGCTAATATGGGCAACTTTATTACCATTATCATAATAATACACGCCTTCAGTTAGTTTAATTGGCTTATCGCAACCTTGAATTGAACATGAGATATTATCTGGCCGATCATCATAACTCTTTATTAACTTCATTTTTAACTACCTCAACATCCCAATCGTTAATCGAAACACTTTTACCATCTTCAAGCTTTACGTCTATATGACCCCAAGATTTATTATGATTAAATGCTACTCCAATCTTTCCAATTAAAACTTTTTGTCCTCTAATTATTCTAACTGATTGTCTATTTTCAAGATTAAGTTCTCTCTTAACTGGTTCTCCGTACACAATAGGATATATATTGCTATGAATAGCCTGCTCACTAGGAGCTCTTTTCATAGCCTTATTAAAATCAAAGAATTCAAATGATGGCTCTTTGTATTCATCGTCGTCTTCAAACTCACTTAGTTGAATTTCAGTTTCAGTTATTTCTTCAAGTTTACTAGCTGTATGATTTCTAAGCTTTCCATTAAACTTAATAGAAACACCCTTTTTGCATTTTGGACATTCAACTTGTTTTGAGCCAACAAATTTAAGTTGATCAGCAAACATCATAGAACCTTCGCAATATTCTTTTGTATCAAGCATATGTTTCTCCCTTTGGAAGAATTATATCATACTTTTCATCTAATTGACATATACAGTCAATCTACTTATGTTGACCTCAAGAACTTGATTTCTGGGTTGAAAGTTGCCCGCCAGTAGAAACTTTTCCTGGCTCGCAATACCTCTTATCAGAATCTAATTTAGTTTCTTCAATGAGTTTCTTGTCGTTTTTTGGCATTCCAATACGCTTTAATTGATCTTCATTAAATTTTTGTCGCTTTTTATAGCCACCCTCAAGAACATCTTCTAAAAGAAATCCATTACCCTTAAGATTTTTCTGTACCCAATATTCTAGCTTAGATACTGCTGACCCCTTCAAAATTTCATTGCCACTCATAGCAACCTCCCCAGATGGACGAAAACCTTCTCCACCAAAATCTTCATTTTTAGTTTGTTCGGCAACTTCCATTACTTCTGCTACGAATGGTTGCCCATCTTTTTCTCCAGTAATTTTTACTCCAACAGTCGTTAAACAACTTCCGTCTACACAAGAAGTTTCAGGATGATAATGACTTTTTAAGATATCAAAATGAGCACCAGGATTGACTCCTTTTTCACAAGCCGTAATTTCAGCTAATGCTAATTTTTTAACTCTCATGACCGTTTTACCATCTTCAGTATTTATTTCGTCAACTTTCAAAGCTGAGCCAGCAATCGAATAACTTCTAATTTTTCCTTTTTCAATTTGTTCTTTAACTTTATTGGAAACTGGAAAATCATCACTTCTTAATTCTGCAATAAAATATAACCCTTTTTCGTCAACTCCAGACTTAAATACTTGACCAGAACGGTTAATATAGGCTGGTAGACCCCATCCAATTTGAACATCAGAATGAAGCACATTTAAATTATTTGTCCGTGGATTTTTCATAAAATTAGTAAAGGCTTCATCAAGAGCTTCAGTAGTTATCAAATGACCTTCTTTATCTACAATTGCAACAGAAGCCGGCCCACCAATAACCATTGGTTCCATAGGTATTTCTGTTGCGGCCTTTTGAAATTCTGGTCTATCAGGATAAAATCTATACAACGTTAAAATTTCAGCCGGAGAAGCAAAACCAGCATTAAAACGTCTTTCATATTCACTTATTGAATTAAAAATATCTTGTTTAGTTGTTTTACCAACTTGTGCTTTTTCCAAAAAAATAATATCAGAATCAAAATCTTTTGCAAAAATATCTATATTATCATATTTCTTATAAAGTCTTCCAATCTCCGATTTGAAAAACTTATAATTTCCATCTGGAAAAACTAATCTGAAAGACGGTTCATCGTCTATCATTTTGTCAATAGACTCAGTAACGACTGAAGCGTTAGACGAAAATGAACCGTCTTTAGATTTCATAATTGGTAAAAGGTTTTGTGAGGCTAATTGAAGATCTGCTGATCTTATTTCGTCTGTTTTTAAATCCTCGAACATCCGAAGAAGTGTAAACTCCGTTATTTTAGACACCTAATCTATTATCCTTGAGCCCCTTTTAATAAAGCTCATTTTGACTAGCAATCTTATCGGCTATTCCATAGTCTATAGCTTGGTTAGCAGTCATAAAATATTCTCGATTGATATCACGCATAATTTTTGCTTTCTTATGTCTAACTCCATTTTCTATTAATCGATCAACGAGAACATCTTTTGTCTTCTTAAGTTCATCTGTATATATCTTAACAGATTCAACATCCCCTTGAGTCGAACCAGAAGGAAGATGAAGCATAATATGGGAATTTGGATATACATATCTTCTACCCTTGGTGCCAGCAGAAAGAAGTACGGCAGCCATGGAGTAACACATTCTTCCAAATGTCCAGACTTCACATGGACTCATCTTAATTGCATCATAGAGAACCAATCCATCACGAACTGATCCACCTTCAGAATCTAATACTAATTTGATTGGTCTTGACGAATCAAATTTTCCCATAGCCAAAATGGTATCGGCTAGAGAGCTTGCATTAAAAGCATCCATTCGTTGAGGTAAGCCAAAAACTGGCCCATAAAGGAACAAAGTTCTATGAACTGAAGCTAAATATTCATAAGTTCCTTGAACTTGATCGCTTTTTAAACTACTATTTCTCTCAATCATCCACATAATTAAGATGTCTCCTTTTGACCAGCTGGTTTTGTAATTGTAAACTTCTTTAGCATGTCATCTCGAAATGCATAAATTGAATTTTCCATTAGTTGCTTTAATTTTTCTCTCTGTGGAGTTTCAGGAGCATATACTTCGACAAGATCAAGAATTTCACGTACAACTCTTGCTGCCCTTTCCATAATGTATCTTTGATTATCTGTCACTGTTATAGTATATCTTTGATTTTCTGTTAATCGTTCTGACATCATTTTTCCTCTTTCTATAGTTTAATTTCCTCTATTCTTTTCTTTATATCATCTGGTAATTCATTTTTTAGTTCTTCATTAATAGCACTACTTAAGAAGAATTTACCTTGTTTTTCTTTAATTTCTGAAATT